CGGGCAAGCAATTTCTTGTGGCACTTGCTGATGGTCACCTCGCTGATTTCGCACGCCTGCGCCACCGTCTTCTTGCTGATGTTCTGCTTTGTCATCTGACACACATACCATACGATTCCTGAAGCGACGGCGTTGGGCGCATTCTCTTGCACCAGCTTATCGCGGTCCACCTTGAGTGCGATGAACCGGGCCATTGCGGTCAGTTCGTCGCTCAGTCCAGAACGGCAAGCGAACCGATCAACAAACTGACTGCATTGCATCTTGGGAAACTTAGTCTCATTAACTCCTTGTCCTCGCTCTCGCTCTATCATGCTGAGGACGCTCATGGCGTTTTTGCATCCCCGGGTGGTGTGGGTGGGATCCAGATTGAACATCTGAGCAATCTCCTTGGCTGTGCGCGGACAGCCATTGAGTCGGCAAGAGAGGTATAGGGCGGCGGCGGTGATACCTTCACGGTTGATGCCGCGGAAGCTGCGCTCTTCGCTAATATCCTTGTGGATCCGGTAGGCTTCTTCGATGAGTCGTTTTGGAATGCCCGCACGAACAGAAGCCCGACGGATGTGTTCAAAACCATCGTGGAGGGCCTTTTCGTTATAGGGCATGGATTGCCAATTTGTGTACTTGCCGAGTTTGCGCATCTGAACGCTTTTGGTAGCGCCAACCAGACGACAGCCATAGGAGGACTCCTTAAGGAATGGATTGATTGGCATGCCGCAGCGGGCAGGATCATCGGAGCCCTCGCTGCGATGGCGCCACTCAGCGCTCTGGTCGAGGGCCTTGGAACTGGTGAGTCCACATTGCGGATTAGAACAGGTAAAGAGATTGGAATCGCCGATCCGACACTCGGCGCCGCATTTCTTACACTTCCAGTTCTCCTCGTCATCGAGATTGTGTTCGTTGATGTGTTGTGATTGGGCTTCCATTACCTTGGCGATATGTTCGTCGCCAGTCTCCATCCAAGAGGACGAAAGGGCTGCCCCGCAGCGTTTCCATGCCCCAATGGGGATCCGACGCCGCTGACGGCGGGCGGTAAGAGAAATGGACATAGAGATAGTGCTGTCTTAAATTGGTTATTCTCTCTATTTCAATTTGGACCCATCCGAGCCAAGTCCGAGGCCATCGTAGATCCCTAGTGGCTTGTACTCCCCAAGCTTGTTGCGATCGTTCGTGTCCGATCCCCCAAGCGCCATCAGCGCTGAACCTAGACGCATCCCGGCCCCCGCCGTTCCGCCAGTATCCAAACGCAGCCTTGGCGCCCCCACGCCGCCGACACTGCCCTCGCCCAGTGGCCCACCCCCCATCGCCTCCAACACACCATTCCACCCTCCCTTCTTGCTCTTTACATTGCCCATTCCGTCAACTCGGAGCCCCGTGTGCTTCAGCACCTCTGCTCGCTGCCGTTCGTGGATCCAATGCTTCCACGAAATGACCAGCATGCTCGGGTGAACGTAGACCGCCTTGAAGTTATCCGCCGCTAGTTTGTCCAACACATACTTGATGCATTCGTCCTTGTTGTACAAGGGACACCCCACTAACACATCAGGAAAACTGAAGTAGCAGAATTTGTCTTGTGGTCGGATCCGGTTGCGCTGCTTGATCGCCCGGTGCACCCGAGTTAACACCTTGTTGTAAGTATGCGCTCGTGCATCCTGCTTCTGGTACTCCAACTGAAACAGCTCATCAATGTTGATTTTTTCGGGCTCTTCATCGCCCCACTCCCCGTTTGCAATGTAGGATGTCATTCAAATACTAATTGGAGTTGAGAAAACGGGGGCGAGTTAAGAACGTGGCTGGGACGCCAACCCTATCCACTTCCTCCACCCCTATGATAGCCCTTCCACCATGCTCAGTATCTTCCGTTTCATACATTCCATCATCAAGAATGATTTCCCTGGGGTCAGCGTGATGCTGATCCGCCGATACATCATATTCACCACTATTTCAGTCGTTGTCTTTTCGGCTGCTTACTACGCCTTGATGGATCAGAGCATCAAGTACTCGGACGCCATCAACGCAGATTTCAAACGTCTGTCCAAAGTGGTTAACTCGGATCCCAAGAAGACCAGCATAAAACAACCCCCTACTCCGCTTCCTGAAGCCCCCGCCGGCTGGCTCTACCTCGGCAACGATGAGGTGCTCGAGATATCCAAGCGGGAACACGACCTGTTAAGTGCTCTGTACTATTCACTTTCAGTTCAGTCAACCCTAGGCCCACCACACTACCCACCTAACCGGGCGTGGAAGTTGTTGACCGGAATACACATTCTGTTTGTGTTGGCTGCAACGGTGTTGGCCATGACCTAAGTGGAGTGGGGTGTCTCGGTTGCACCTCCCTCCCCACATCTCTGCCTTAACTCAGAGAGTATCCCCCGAAACCACGCTCTGCGCCATTTTCGTCACAAATTGCGTCAGCGAGTTAACGGTCGTCTTGGCCTCCATAATCGCCGTGTCCCCCGACGGCAGCTCAGCCACCACGGTCGGGTAGCCCTTAACTCCGGCCGCCTGGCACTTGGCCTCCGAAGCATCATCGGCCTCACAATCCACCGTCTCGCACACGATCGGCACCCCAGCAATCGACTTGCCGTCGTTCGCTGATGACCACTCCTTCCATGGCTTGGCTGCCGCTTTGCTGTGAGGACACCAGTTGACCCCAAACATCGTCATCTTAATCTTTCCTACCGCTCCCGGTCCAGCCGCTCCCCCCTCGCCATCACCAAAATACTGTGCATTCGGCACAAACTTGGGACCCGACTGACCACCCACCATTCGGTAGATAACAGAACCAACCACTACAAAAGCAATCAACACCACAATGCCAATGATCATCCGATTGCTCGGGAGAAACCCTGACACCTTCTTAAACAGACCAGCCATTGCTATGTAGCCAGATAGTTCAAAATCCGTCTAGACGAAAACGACTCAACATTATAAGTGACCACCCACACCGATGTCAACTCCATCCGCCGTCCCCTCAACTCAACCCACCTTCCCCCTCTTGTACGCCAACATTGACGGCAAGATCCGCATCTACGACACCAGCCAATTCCCCAATCCGGCAGCGGTCTGGTGGACTATGCAAGAGGAGGTTTTGGGGATAAAGCGGCCCACGGCTGGACGGGTGAGTGTCGGCGACATGGCTGCGTTCATTCGCGACGCCGTGCCACTCAAACATTCCCACCAGCCAAAGTAGGCTATGCTACTACATTCTTCAACTCGGCGTAAAGCCCGTCGTGTGGGAGGTCGTCGGCACCACCAGGGCACCCAGCGCCGTGTGTTTGACGATAAAGATTACAACAGTGGTAATGGAATGATGACGAGCGTCTGGGGACCAGCAGCATGGTTCCTGCTCCACATCATCAGCTTCAACTACCCTGTGCATCCAACGGAAGATGATAAGCGCAACTATCGAAACTACATCCTTAGTTTTGGAAAGGTGCTGCCGTGTGGAAAGTGCCGGGAGAACTTCAAAATGACAATCAAGCGGATGCCGGTGACCAACGAAGTGCTCGCCTCCCGCAACTGCTTCTCCCGCTACATCTATCGACTCCACAACGACATCAACGCACGACTCCAAAAGAAAGCCACAAATCCCACCTTTTGCGAGGTGCGAGACCAATACGAAGTATATCGTGCCCGTTGCGGACGGAAAGAAAAAAAACAACAGGAAAACGGCTGCACCGAACCGCTCAAGGGCATCAAGTCAAAGTGTCTGATCCGTATTGTGCCAAAGACCGTCCGCGCAAAAACTCTCGGCATTCATCCCTCTTGCTCCTGTCGCAAGGGAAATCACACTAGGCGGTCGCAGCGCCGTCGCCACTAGCCTTGGTTCGCCAACTCTTGATCCACTCGTTCACCGCCACGTGCGGATTTGCTGAACTGTACACCCGATTGTCGAGAAGCCAGGCCGTGCCATCCTGTGTGGTTGCCACGGTCACTGGCCCCTTAGCGTTGGTAACCCAGACGTACTTTTCCACTTCGGCTGTCGCTGCATCCTGCGTGGGTGCCGTGGCCCGCATCAGCGATTCGTGCCCCGCTGCCAGCCGCTTCGCCAGCTTAAGCTCCGACAACTCCTTGGTGCGTGCCGAGAACTGCAAGAGCGATGGCGGCCAAGGGTCCTTTAATAGTTTGCCGATGAACGCCGGTGTCAGATTGCTCTCCTCGCACGCTCGCCCCAGCACGTACCGGAACAGCATCAGCATCGAGGCCAGATCATATGGATTCCCCTCTCCATTGCGGTCGCCTGTTGCCTTTCGCAGCCGGAACGTCACTCCCCAGTGCGAAGGGGTTGCAAGAGGGGTGAGGCGGGTGATGTAGCTCTCGCCCGGGAGTGAGTTGACCGCCCGGGTTACCGTGGCCCGAGCCACGGCCAGGTCCGCCCCCACACCGCTGCCAAACGGTCCTGGCTTGGCCGGCGGATTCGACGCAAACGACAGTGGCACAAACTTGGTCGTCAGGTAAAACTGCTGAGTAATCTCAAAAACCTCCGTAGGACAGTACCCCTCACCCTCCTCCTCTTGCAGTTGTCGCAGGTCCTCGACTGCCTTGGCGACGGCAGAGTTTAGCGGGCTGCCCGCGGTGTCGACGATGTGGCAAAGCAGGATCTTGCCGGAGGCAGCGCCCGGCTGCGAGTAAACACGGAACGGCCGCGCAAAGTGGAGAGCATCGGTCCGAGATGGGTAGCCGCTAACGTCGCACTCCACCATCAGATCGTCGTAGTCCTCTGGCTTGGCGTCCAGGACCGTCTCGCCGATGTGTCTGCGGGCGACGGTCTGGCGGGTCTGGATGCTGCGAGGTTCGCCGTTGCGATCGAGCCACACATAGGTTACCCATCCGATGGTGGTTGTAGCTGTGGGACTCTTTTCACCTTCGGTCAACATAGTGGCTATGGGAGTTAAGACGGTTCTAAGTGTCTTGGAGGTGTTATGGAAGGTTTATGGAGGGGGCGAAGCCCCCGAGCAATCCCCGATCTACATCATTGATGGGAGGATCCCTGAGTTCATGTTCTGGTACAACGGCACCCGCTGGCAGCCAAACGCCGGCGGCGGACAGCGGCCAGGGGCCGGACAAGGTGGGCACTGTGACGGATCCGGCTTGGGGCAGACCGGCTTTGGGCACGTAGGACACGCCGGGCACGCTGGGCACACTGGTGGCACAACCTCACTCTTCAAGATGTACATATCTTCCTGACCCTTGGGTATCTTGGACTTGGGGATACCATTGGGGAGTGCGCTCTGGGCGGTTTGTTGACCATGAGTTGAGGATGCCGTGGCGGCAGCCCCCTTGGGATCCGATGCCCCGTGCGGCGCTCCCGGCATCCCCCCCCCTGCTCCCGCTTCTCCCTCCGTGCCCCCGGTCCCCCCAATAGGACCGTCAACTCCAGTAATCAGAGTGGTGGAAGTAACCGATGCCCCTGTGCCTCCGCTCTCGCTCGGTGCGCGCCCCAACGACTGAATATATCCCAACGTCTGCTCCAAGGCACTACTAGGCGCTTGCGGGTTAACTTGCTGACCTCCCTGGGCGTTGCCCCACGGCACCCCTGGAAACATATTCTTCTGCTCCTTCATCGTCGGCAGTTGATTCTTAGGCGTGTCCGGAAACCCTACAGCTCCGGGTATGGTCGGCTCGGTCGATTTGTGAGCCTTGAGCCCCTCCCGCCCGAGGATCTTGGGGACGATCACTGCCGCCACAATTGCCACCAACAAAATGGTAAGAGAAATCCAAATAGAACGAGGAATGCGCAGGACCCGCAGCAACTTCCAAGCGCTCTTGGCCATCGTCTACACTACGTAGAGGGAATCTTTGTCTTATGAACAGACGGCCGATCGCAATGGACGATATCGACAACAGTGATGTAGGCAGCAACGGCGACAACGATGGATCTGATAACGTTCCAACTAAATCAATGCGGCGAAAGCACACTAATGGCTGGACCCAAGAACTCGAAAGACTGCTGATTTCGTGGGCCGAAAAGGCCTCTGGCTACGCCTGGCTCCACAACCAGAGTATTGCCATGTACAAGCATCGTAATCTTTGGCTCACAATTCCAGCAGCCTTCTTTGCGTACACGTCGGCCAGCACCACACTGCTGATGAACAACGGCAACGAGGATGGCGTCACGTGGCAACAGGTGGTTGCGGGCCTAGGCAGTCTCTTTGCAGGAATGCTCATCAACTTCCAAGAGCTCTTTACCTTCAAGGAACTCAGCGAACAGCACAGACTCAGCAAACTTGGTTTTTTGGCCTTTTTCCGAGATATTAGCTGCGAACTCAGCATCCCCAAGGCACAACGGATGGTAGCTAACGAATACGTCACCATGAAGCGACTTGAAATGGACAAATTGTTAGAACACGCCCCCGACATCCCACCAATCCTTATCGAAAAATTCGATGTGCTGTTTGCGGGGGTCCAGATGCACAAGCCCGACGTGGTATCACGACTCCAAACCATTGTGCCCCACATATCACCACTGCCCGGCAAAAACAAGCCATTGCAACACTATCCACCACAAAACAATCCAGTCTATCCATCGGCGTACGATTACGAGATTGACAATGAGGATCGGCGTTCAAACAGCCGGCGCCGACCGCTGAAACTTCAATTCAACACACGGCGAAACATGTCGTTGCCGTGGACCAGCGCTAATCGTGGCGGTACAGGCGTAGTTAGCGAACTGGTGGAGATTGCCAATTCAGAGTCAAACACCGAGACCGAGGCGAACTCTGAAAGAATACCAAGCGTTCTAGATGCGGCAGAATCGTCCCAGGATGGTTCAGACAACGGAGATGGATCAGACAATGCAAGCGAACACAAGCGCCGTCACTCAGCCGCCGGTGGTTCAAACGATCGGGGATCTTCTCGGGTTGGGATCATCTAGGAAGTTCATCTTCGTCTTCATTGCCATTGGCGCTATGCTGCTGGCGCTGGCGATGCGATTCGGCTTTCCAGGTCTTGGCAGCGCTGCCAACACAGCGTTGGGGGCGGCCGCCAAAAGCGCCGTCTCGGTCTACACCGGTCCAGCGCCGTCGTTTGTGCCCAAAGCAATCCCACACCCACCCCCTCTTGCCGAACCCGTTGCACCTCCTGCTACGGCCGAGCCGGTAGCCGCATTAGTTGCCGAACCAGCCATCGTGGAACTCCTTCCTATTGGTGGCGGTGCTCCTGCGCCATCAGGAACCCCTGCGGCACTTGAGGAAGTGAGCGCCCCCGAACCTTCGATCCCGGCGCCGAGCATTATGCCATCATGTGGTCAGCAAGAGGTGGAGGTTGAGGTGCTGTGCTAAGCTTGAATTGAGATGGAGTTATCTTTCGGTCGCACCACATCACCGATGATCTCAACCGATTCGGCAATGACGTCTACCAATCGCTGAGGTGTATTGTTGCCGCCTCTGAGAAGTCGTGCTTTACGCAGCTTGGCTCTGCTAGTCACGCTGCGCTGGCCGCGTGTGTTTCGATCGATACGCCGGGTTTCTTGGCCGCCAACCACAAACGCCACTCGGCCGTTTTCTTTCCGCCCGACGGTGATGACTGTATCTGCAAGAGGGGTGGAGGAATGAGTAGCGTTGGCGATGTGATCGAGGCAGGCTTCGCCATTGGAGTCGGGGCCGTGGCTCCTGCTGACGGCGGCGGTCTCCTTGGGGGTTTGGATGCGGACACGAGGCGTGCTGTCGATGGATGATATATTAGCATTTGACGCAGAGGTGTGTTGGTGCTGTTTGCGTCGGGCTCGCTGGGTCCGCATATGTTCGCGATAGGTGGGGAGATTACCACCCTTGAGACATCCCCACGGCGGTGAATGACGATGGTCGCTGGCGGCTGTGCTGTTGGGCTCCAGTGGTGTGACGTTTCGGGACGACGGCAGTTCGTTAAAGGACAATAGTTCAGAGATTGGTGTCGCCGACGCAAGGGCATAGGTACTGTCCCTCCGGCGATGCTCTGCACGAATCGTCTTACGAGCCCGTTCTCGTGCCCGATCTTCGATCAGTCTGTTCAGATCATTCAGAGCATTTTGGACTGCGTTGACCGAGTGTGGGTTTGGGGTTGCGGATTCTTTGTCCGCCGCCCCCGAGTTAAACGATACGGTATGAGTTGACCCCGCAGAGCTAGGATAATTTGTCGCATCCACCGACGATGGCAATGTTGATGGTGACGCAGATTGAGCGTGGGGTGGCGGAGGCAGCGCCGACTGAGTCGTCAGCGCCTTCATCACTGCCTCTTGAACCGCTGCCGATTTGGCTTCTATCTCCGCCTTGGCTTCTGACCGACTGCGACGAGAAATTGTGGTTCGACGGGTTCTATCCACCTTACCACTCATGCTATTTGATCGCCGACTTCCTCGGGAACCACCCACCACCAAGGTGGAGGGATCAATACTGACCGTCTTGGTTGTTTTGCCTGATTCGTCTCCATCGCCCATGTCTCAGGTCTCTGGCGAAGGGCCACAAATTGACTTAGGGCATCTCAACGATAGGCATAGCAGCGCTGATGGCATCCGCAACATCGGCTGTCGCAGAACCAGCATCTGCCGCACCTTCAGCAGCCACACCTTCCGCAAACGACGAAGATGCCTGGCGAATCATCGAATCCCACTTCGATGATCCGAAGAACAATCTGCGGCCTCTGATCAAGCATCAGCTCGACTCGTACAACACGTTCATCGAACAAACCATTCCAAATACACTGCAAAGCTTCAATCCCATCCGGGGACGGGAAAAGGCCAAGTACTTTCGTTACCAAAGTGGAGGCGGAGGGAGCGCAGCGACCGAAGAAGCCGCCGCCGCCGCCGCTGCCGCTCCGGCTCCAGAAGACGCCCCCCCCGAAGGTCCCGACATACAGGTGATGATCGATATCAATGACTTTCAGCTGTTGCAACCCATCATCCACGAGAACAACGGCTCTACCAGCGTGATGCGACCGCAAGAGGCCCGGCTGCGGGGGTTCACCTACGCCGCCACCATGTCGGTGACCCTGAACATCAAAGTCATCGTCACGCCTCGCTCAGGAATTGAAGGCGAAAAACTGCCGCCCTCCCAGACGTACCACCGCACACTTCCCGGCATCCATCTCGGCAAGATTCCGATTATGCTGGGCTCGAATGTCTGTGTGCTCAACGACCCCAGCACCACCCCTGCGGCTTTGGGCGAATGCTCGTACGATCCTGGGGGCTATTTCATTATCAACGGCAGCGAAAAAGCTGTGCTCGCCCAACGCCGTCTCGCCGACAATGTCATCTGTTGCTACGACGTGATGAAGCAGAACTCGAAATGGAGCTTCACGGCCGAATGCCGCTCGGTGCCACCGGTGCGGCAGGTCTCGCCCCGACAAGTATGTGTCCACGTGTTAGGCAAGTCCAGTGGCGTCGGCGAACAGCTCTACGTCACGATCCCCCGTCTGAAGCAACCAATTCCGCTGTTCATCATGTTCAGGGCGCTAGGCGCCACCAGCGATCGCCAGATCTGCCAGTTTATCCTCTCCGATCTTACTCCCACACATCCCCTCTTGTTAGCTTTGCGCGGTTGCGCTTACGAAGCCGCCGAGGTGAGCAGCACCGAGGAAGCCCAAGACTATTTGCTCAAGCGGGCCACCTACGCCCCCGATCTTGACACTCCCAACGCCGAGGAACGTCGGAAGAAGCATCTGAGCGATCTGATTGCCAACGACATTCTACCACACTGTACTACCCAACGGCAAAAGTTGCTCTGCCTGGGTCAAATGACGAACCAGGTTCTCCATACGTCGTTTGGATGGGTCTCCCCGAGCGACCGGGATGCCTACCACAACCAGCGAGTCGACACCGCTGGTGTGCTCCTGGGCTCGCTGTTCCGAATCTACTACGGCAAGGTCGTCAAGGAGATGCAAAAACAACTCGGCAACGAGATCGCCAACGGTCCGTGGCAAACCAAAAACAACTACGAAGACATCATCAACATGACCAACGTATACAAGATCATCAAGGCTAATCAGTTGGAATCGGGTCTGCGGCGGGCGCTGTCGACAGGCGACTTTGCTCCCCGTGGTTCGTCCAATCCCAGGGTAGGCGTGGCACAGATCCTCAGCCGGCTGACCACCATCAGCAGCTTCAGCCACCTCCGGCGAGTGGTGGCACCACTGGAAAAGAGCGGCAAGTTGGTGGCCCCGCGGCAACTGCACTGCACCTCATGGGGATTCATCTGTCCGGCTGAAACCCCAGAAGGCGCCGGGATCGGCATTATTAGCAACATGGCTTCCATGTGTCAGATCACCGGTGAGGCGTCGCCGCTGTCGCTACAGCCCTTCCTCGAACGACTCGCCATCCCTGTGGAGGATCTGGAACTGGACACAATCCACGGGCTCACCAAGGTCGTTTTGAACGGAGCGTGGTCGTATTGCACCGAAGACGGCCGTGCCTTCAAGAGTGCCCTGGATGAAGCCCGCCAGCGTGGCGTGGTCAATCCCATCATCTCGGTATCGTACGACATCTTGAACAACACCATCAACATTTGGTACGACGGCGGTAGATTCATTCGGCCGTTGCACCGAGTGGAATGCAAGAGGGGGGCGGAGGGTAAGTTGGATGCCAGAGTTGCGGCGCGGTCGGACGTGGCTGTGGTTGGGCGTGAGAAGCTTGATTGGCTGGAGTTGACGATGGGGTCGGGAGATCGGCGGGCTTCGGTGGTCTACGTCGATCCCGAGGAGCAGCGAACGGCCTACATCGCCATGACCGAAAAGGACGTCACCACGCGGCACACCCATTGCGAGATTCATCCGTCGACCATCTTTGGGATTCTGGCCTCCTCCATTCCATACCCGGACCACAACCAGTCACCACGGAACACCTACCAGTGTGCGATGGGGAAGCAGGCGATGGGGGTGCCGGTCACCAACTACGCACAGCGAACCGACAAGACATCCTATGTACTGACATGTCCGATGCGGCCGCTGGTGGACACACGACTGGTCAACATCCTCAACCTGAACGATCTGCCGTCGGGCCAAATGCTGGTGGTGGCGATCGGTTCCTACACGGGCTACAACCAGGAAGACTCGATCATCTTCAACCGGGGGGCGGTTGATCGGGGGCTGATGGCGGCCACCATCTACGCCACCGAGAAGAACGAGGAGAAAAAGGGGGTGGGACATGACGAGATCCGGGCCGCACCCGATGCGGCCACTACCCGTGGGATGAAGTTTGCCAACTACGACAAGCTTGGCGAAGACGGCTTGGTGCCACCTAACACGGCGCTCAATAACAAGGACATCATCATTGGAAAATACGCACCCATCCGTGCCCACCGGAACGACCCCACCAAAACCGTCAAGTTCAAGGATTCCAGTGTCATGTTCAAGTCCAATGGCGAAGACTGCTATCTGGACATGAACTACACCAGTACCAACGAGGAGGGCCACGCCTTCTGCAAGGTACGCACCCGGCGCTACCGCAAACCAAAGATCGGCGACAAGTTCAGTTCGCGGCACGGACAAAAGGGCACAGTAGGGTTCGTGCTGGACGAAGCGGACATGCCGTTCACTGCGGACGGCATCCGACCCGACATCATCATCAATCCTCACGCTATTCCATCTCGGATGACCATCGCTCAGCTAAAGGAAACCCACCTCGGCGCCCTCCTCTTGCATCTCGGAAAACTCGGCGACGGCACCGCCTTTGGTGACATGCCAGTAGACAGCGTAGCAGATGCCCTACGACGGGCTGGTTTGTCGCCGCACGGCAACCACACGATGTACAACGGAATGGAGGGCTCCGAGATGGAGACGAAAATCTTCTTGGGACCGTGCTTCTACCAGCGCCTCAAGCATATGGTAGACGACAAGCAGCATTCGCGTGGGACGGGGCCTCGTGTGGTCCTGACACGGCAGCCGGCCGAGGGGCGAGCCCGGGACGGTGGGCTGCGATTTGGAGAGATGGAACGTGATTGCCAGATCTCGCACGGAGCTTCACGCTTCCTCAAGGAACGTATGTACGATGTGTCGGACAAGTACACAATGATTGTATGTGGAGACTGCGGGATGCCAGCCATCTCGACGATTCCACAAAGCAGAAACCAAGACCATTCGGTTCCTGAAGGGAGTGTGGCAGCGCTGTTTAAGGACCGAGAGGTGCATCACTGCCGACTCTGTGAGAACCGGAGCAACTTCCGGGTGGTGGCTGTGCCGTACGCAACCAAGCTGTTCTTCCAGGAGATGATTACAATGAACGTGGTGCCACGGGTGATTACGGCGGAGTAAGAGTATGCTAGAGGGGGGTGGGTGCGGATGGGTGTGTGGATAGGTGTGTGGATGGGTGTGTGGGTTGTGTGGATGGGTGTGTGGGTTGTGTGGATGGGTTGTGTGGATGGGTGTGCGGGTTGTGTGGATGGGTGTGTGGATGGGTGTGTGGGTTGTGTGGATGGGTTGTGTGGATGGGTGTGTGGGTTGTGTG